GGTGGTTCTCGCGTCTCCTTCGATGACTCCGCTCATCTCGGTCTCTAGCGCCTCAAGATTGAGCACATCTCCCATTCGCGCCTCGCGCGCCTGAAGAGATCGACCGTACATCTTCATGACCTCGCCGGCGGGTCCTGCTATTGATCCTACACCGAGTACAGTTTTACCAATATTCGTGAGCATCTCACCGAAGCGATTTGTGAGAGAGCTCATGGTCTGCGGGCTTGTCAAGGCGTGGATGCTCGCGCGTGTCTCATCCTGAAGCGCTTTTCTAAACGCGCTCACCTTCTGCTCTCTGCGCTTGTCTTCGTCGGGTTCGCCTGCCGTGGGTCCACTCGGTCCACTCGGCGCGCTTGGTACTGCATCGGGCGGCATCTTGAGCCCGCTGAGCCCGTCTGAGATCGAGCTGACAAGCGCGGCCATCTCACGTAGCGCTTGTAGCGCTTCGTTATCATCAATTTTGACCTTGATTTGTGTCTCTTGGGCCATCGTTAGCGCTCCTTGTAGAGCTCGCGCTCTAGCTCATCTATCCAAGCGACGCCCGTCTGAGCGGGCTGATCGCTCTCTAGTTGTCGCGCGTGGTCTGGTGCGAGTTGATTAAACTGCTCATCGGTGAGGGTCAAGAGGTCGCGCTCTAAGAGCTGCGCGGGGTGCAGGTTCGGGCGCGTCGGGTCAAGGGGGCAGGGCTCAAGGGGTAGGGGTTGAGAAGCTCTTAACCCTGACAATTGGGCTCTCTTGATCTTCGCCCTCTGCCATGTGTCCTCGAAAGAACGCGCGCTCATGGGCGCTCACCTCCTCAAACACTGCGAATAGCAGGGGATCATAGCGCCCGATCCACTCATCGAGCCAAGCGGGGGGGTCAAGTAGCGCCTGAGAGAGCGTGGCTAGCGCGTAGATCCTGAGCTTTGCCATCGCGGGTAGATCATCATATTTCTCTGGCGCGCTGAGCTGCACAAGCGCGCGGTCTCGCCTCAAGCTCTCTTCAAGAGTTAAGATGCGCGTGGTTACTGTTGCGCTGAGCTCTTGATTTTGAAGCTCAAATGAGATGTGCAGCACCTTCTCCAGATCTGTGATCTCTGGCGCGACTGCTTGAGGGGGTCGCGCTTCGCTCTGCTCTTTGATCTCACTTAGCTTCATAGCTCATCTCTCTTACTCGTTAGGGTAAACGATTTTTCTCACTTCAAAGCTCAAGTTTTCACTGAAAAGTGAGGCGCTGTCTACCCGAAAGTTTCGCGTTGTGGGTCGGCATCCCTCAAGCGTTAAGAGTGTGTCTCCGCTGTTCTCATCAATCACGCTCATATCGATCCCACCGGCGCTCAAGATGTCGCTCGTTGAGCCCTTCTGCCATGCGCCGTTGTCCTCAAGCGCTTGCTTGCTGATTCTGATCGCGTCAACTGTCATCGTCGCGGTACGGCGTACAGGGATGATCTCTTGAGAGTCGATCTCACCTATCACGTCTACGCGCTGAGTTTGGATATTTTCAGAGATGTTAACACCTGTCGCCCATCCGACCTCTTGACCGGTTGAGCTCAAGAAAACTTTACAAGATGCGCCGCTTATTCCTCTATATTGTGGCATTTTTCAGACTCCTATTAAGCTGTAATGCGTACCGCGACGGCGGTAATACTGATGAAGTTGAGAGGCTCAACCGGCGCGACCTCATAGCTAATCGCGACTTCATCACCTAGGTCTTCAAGTTGGATATTTTGGAACGCCTTAATCACTCCATCTCTCACCTGAGCTGTAAGCGCGCTTTGAACCCTTGAAGAAATTAAGGGGATTTGGCTAGCGCGCGTCGGGCGTCCGATCTGATCAGCTAGACTGTTGCGAAGATCTCTTACAGAGGTTAGGATCGACTCATAAGCGCTGATCTCTGAATAAACAGGGTTATTATCAGTGAGATAGGTTGTGATCGAGCGCTCAACGCGAGGTCCTAGATTATCGGTAGAGATCGCGATGATACCGCTCTTGAGCGCCTGCTCAATGTCAGCGTATGCATCCCAAGTTTGCGAAGTCTCAATGATGCGCGGGCGCTTGCGCGTGAGAGGCTCCCCGATATCTGAGCCCGCTTGCATCCCTGCGAGCATAAGCGCTGTATATTTAGGACTCTTGGTCACGGTCTTTCCGCGTGGGTCAACGAGCTTGATACTCTGCGCTGCAAGCGCGATCCCTGCATTGTTAAGGCTCGCCGCGCGTGTCTTCACGTTCGCTAGAGTCTCAGTGCTCGCGATAGCGCAATAAGCTTGTCTCTCATAACCCGCGTTCGCGCTCGCTGTGAGGTGTGCTCCTAGCTTGCTCTGTGAGCTCGCGTCTTCGGTGAAGAGTACAACGATTTGAATATCGAGATTCTCAATGCTCGCTAGCGCCTCTTCAAAGTCGAGGGTCAATCCATCGGATCCCCCGCTCGCGGTCTGGCTCGTCGCGCCAAGCGCTCCGGCTGCTGATGAATTGTCAAGCGTCACCTCTGCGAGTGTCGATGAGCTCAGCGCTTGCTTAAGTAAATATGCAGGCGCCTTAAATGTCTCTGTCGAGACTGCGCCGATGGTGCGCGTGAGATAATCAATCTCATCAAGCGCGATCTCTGCGACCTCGATAAGCGTTGCGCTCACGTCGGTGAGCTCGTTCGCTAGCGTGATAAAGTCCTTGAGCGTGGGCGCCTCATCGCTGTCTACAGTGAGCAGCGCCACAGCGTTACGCGTGAGAGTCGCGGTTCCGCTCTCGATGGTCACTATTAGATCATTCGCGCCGTCTTCGTTCTCGATGCTGAAAAGCGCGTTGTTCTCGATCTCAAAGCTCTCTGTGAGCCCGTTACGGTTCAAGCTCAGCGTGTGTGTGTCTCCTGCGATTGCGAGAGCCGCTTGAAGCCTGTTCCCCTTCGCGCCAAAGATCACGCTCTTGAGAGTGAGAGGCCCGATATCAAGAGAAGCTTGAGCGGTAGTCTCTCGCGCGTTCACGAGTCTTACACTTGATGCGCCCGCGCTCACTGCGGGGTCATCTGAAGGGGAGAAAGCAAGCTGAGCGAGTAGCGCGAGATCATTATCACTCAGATCATAAGCGCTCATTGATCGACGTGATGAGAACAGCTTAGGGGTGTGTGACGCAACGCTAGGGAAGTCTCCCACAATCGCGATATTTCCGCTTGCAACATCTCCGCCTGCAAGCGCGCTCGCATCGATCCGCGTATAGATACCGGGTCGCGCTGTGCGTGGGAATCCTGATGAGTTGAGAATACTAGGCATTTTCAGCGCTCCTTATCTCTCGTGTTTGGGGGTCATTATAGCCGATATTTAGATAGGTGTCACGCGACCTTGAGGAGATAAACCAAGACTCAATGTGCCGACCACCTCATCTGGGCTAAAGAGATTCACGCCCGCGCTATCGTGCATCATCGCTGAGATGGTGAGGCGTCGTACAAACACTCCCAACTCTTCAGCGGCTAACATCTCTTGAGGCGCAAGCTCTGCTACATTCTCGAACTGAAAAGTGAGGTAGCCGTTAGAGATGAAATCTTTTCTCAGCGCGTGCAGTGCTGTGATGATGAGCTGTCCTAAAACCTCTGTCGCCTCTGCGCCTGCGGTCATGAGCTCAATCTGTGCGGTCTGATTGCTGATTGTCTGCTCCACTCCTAGCGCTGAGCCTCCTAGCGGGCGGTGGATCACATTGCGGCTCATCTGCTGACATACCACGAGAGGCAAGCTCTGAGCGCCTGCGGTCGCGTGAGGAATCACTTTAGGGCTTTTCTCTCTGAGCTCTGCGAGGATCTTAATCAAGGTCGCGTCATCATGCGCTGTGTTGTAGAGGTGCTCAAGTGTCTGCGCTTGGTTGGCAGCGTCGAGGTAATAGTTGAGCGCGGCCCTGAGCGCTGTAGTCAAGTGATGGTGGATCATACGCCCGCCGCCTCTGCGATCTCATTGATATTATCTGTGACAATGCGAGCGAGATTCAGCGCGGTGCGCCCTGGATGCTGCCATGCTTCGGGGCGCTTGTAGCTCACCGTTCGCCATGTAGCGTAGGTTGTATTTGATCCCCCTCGCGCCGCGCCCGCTTCGGTTGTGATCCCTACTAGTTTTACCATCCCTGAGAGCGCGTCTGATACGGATCTCACGCCGCTCTTGTTGATGTAGTGTCTGGATCGCCCGCTGTCCATGCGTGCGCCGTAGATTAGTTTCCCCTCACTGCCGCTCATGGTCGCGCTCATGCTCTTAGCGTCATCATAAGCCGCGCTGTCTCCCATGCGCCTAATCTCAGCGACTTTCTTACGAAACATGATGAACCGATAAGGGCGCCCGCTCTTATCTCTCCTGATCGGTGCTGCGCCTGCTCGCACCGTCTTGAGGAGATAATCTCTCATGTCGTGCGGTGGCTGCCCGCGCTCTAAAAGATTAGGCACGATTCCCTGAAGCGTAACGATGACAAGATCAGGGGTCGCTTGCGTGATTGTGATCCCTCGCTTGTAGTCGCGTAATACTGAGCCGAGATCATCGCCCGCTTCATGCGCGGTCGCTTTCCACGCTGCCGCGATTGCTACCGCGAGGCGCTTCGCGCGGGCTTGTCTGCTTCGCTGATCGAGTCCGTATTCTCTGAGGTCAATCATCGCGCTGTTCCCTCTGGAGCTCCGTAGAACTCTAACTGAGCTTCGGCATAGATCGGCAGCTCAGCATGATAAGGGGCGGGGGCCTTGAAATTGATATAAGTGTCTCGCACCGCGTGCGGGTGATTCGTGACAATGTAAACGGGGTGCGCGTAGTAGGTCACGCTGTAGCGCTCGCCTTCGTTGGGTGCATTGATCCATGAGATCTCACCATTCACAACGTTAAAGTCTACACCCTCACTGAGCGCGCCTGCGGGGTCCACAATCCCCTGAGCGTTGGCCGGTATCAAGTGTCTCACACCAAAGCTCACCGCGCCTCCTGCGAGGTCATGTGAACGCGTAGCGATAGGATAGCGCGTGGTGTCCGTTGCGCCTGAACCGCGCTTGAGCGTCTCGCGGTAAATGATCGCGCTGTCTGTGATTGTGAAGCGGTCGCCGTATGTGGGCAGGTGCTCAGGTAAGAGTGTGATTCCTATGTTTCCGCGTCCGTACTCGGTAGCGCCCGCGGGTCCATGTCTTTGTTCCTCTTTTCGCGCGCCTGTCACTACCGCTCTGATTGTCTGCGCGCTGTGGTAAAGATAACCTTTACCGTGGCACGCGGGGCAATCTACGCGCGCTTGTTCTGCGTCTCCGCTCGCGCCTGTTAAACTGAATCCATGCGCGCCTGAGACCTGAGAGCAGGGGCATTCGCTCGCCTGTTCCCATCTCACATTCATTCCATGTGAGATGATAACCTTACGGAATTGCTCAGGCTTGAAGTCTGCGCGCGGGTTGAGTTTCGGTGGTATGCGTGAGCCTAAGATCATGACTCACCTCACAGCGCCATGATATTTATCGCGCGATAGGTGGCCTTGAGCGTGGCGATTAACTCTTTATATTCTTTCGTGAACTGAAGCACGCGCGCGCCATAACCTGAGTTTGTCGCGCTCGCCGTGGTGTTGATGTTCTGGCTCAATCCGTCCATCGAGGTTGAGACCATCGCGAGACCTGCGCCCGCTATGAGATCACCTGCTACGTCTAGCGCTAGGAGCGAGCTCTTGAGCATGACTGCGCGCGCGATGTCTTGAGGGAGTGTGTCAATCGTCCATGAGACGTCAGTGTCTTGTGCTGCGGGCGCGCTCAAGCTCAAGGTGAACTTATCATGTCGCTTAGCGCTCACTGTGGCGCCTGGGGCTTTCACATCATAGCGATCAATGAACTTTTGCGGCGTGCTCACTTCGACTGAGCTCTGGCCTTGTGAGATTGTGGCGGTTCCCTGATAGAAAGGGAAGCCCGCGCGATAATCGAGCTCAAAATACGCGGGGATATAATACTCTGCGTTCAGGCCACCGAGGCCCAAGATCACAGGCACGCCACCCGCGATCAGATAGCTTGAAGCGCCCTCTGTCGTCGGGATAATATGGACCTGACCGGCCATAGGCTCTGTGACTTGCGCCCATTGTGGCGGCAGCTCTGCCCGTGTGGAGCTCTGACCGTAGATGATCGAGAGCGCCTCTACATCGATCAACGGTCGATAGCGCGACCGGATCGGATGCCAAGCGGGGGCCGCGTCGGGCTCTTTGTCGTGACGTTCGGAAAACGTCTGCACGTCGAACACTAAGCCGAGCTCATCGCTTACCGCGCGTTCTGCTTGTTCAATCGATGTACTAAAGATTGTGTCGGGGTAGGGGCTGCCATCATCCAGAGTTAAATCTACACCTAGAAGATAGGTGTCTTTGAGGTACTGTACATCATACCCGCGCTCTGAGATAGTCGCCATTGGGGAGCCTACCCTTCATCACCGCTAGAATCAGCGGTTTTTTTGCGTGTCGTGCGCCTGCGCTTAGGCTTTGGCGCCTCTTCGCTGATCACTTCCCATCCCATCAGGGAAGCTTTAGCCCGTTGAGCTTCGGAGAGATCCCCCTCAATGATCCCCTCTGCATCGATGGACACGAGACCATCAGCAAGAGAGAGCTCAATATTTTTTAGGCGGGGGTGTCGGATCTTAATGATGCTCATCGGGCTATCCTCTCAAGCTATCTCTTAGATGTGGAGCCCTAAGAGAGAGGTATCACTCACGCTCTGTAGACCTGAGCTCGCGTTCACACCTGCATTTTTTACCACAAACATCTTTTGCGGAAGCTTAACAGCAGGCGCACCAAACATCATGAGTAAGAACGGGAAGGTTGTAGACACCTGAGCGAGAGGGCGACGAACGAGGCTCAACATCTGATAATAACACATATAATCAGGCGCAAAGTTGAGGAAGAGGATCTCAGAAGCGCCTGGGATATTCGCGTTGTTGTCAGTGACCACGGTATCCTGAGCAGTGACCTTGACCTCATCGATCAAGAGCGCGCCGTCTGCGCTCGTTGCGTCCTTCGCTGAGCGATAGACACGGAGATACTTAACATTTGCGTGAGATGCGTGACGGATGGTGAAGGTCACTTGATCGCCCGCTGCGACCGTTACAGCAGCAGTGTCAACAGGTGCAGAGACACCGTTGTCACCGACTGCGACAACGCGGTAGATGTAGTCTCCGTTATCCGCTGCAACAAACTTAGAAGCAGCGTTCGCGTTTGCTGCGCTCTGAACCTGAACAGTAGGAGCCGCGAGAGACCCTTCAAAGACACTACCAGACCCAAGAGCAGGCGCGATGCGATCATGACGCTCAAGGAAAGGCGCGCTGACAACCTGAACAGGACCATAAGGGCCGGTGATTGAGAGGCTCGCCGCGCCGAAGGTGATTGAACCGTTGTTCACTTGGATCTGATCATGGCGTCCGTGGTGTACGGTCTGCTTGATGAGCTCAGAGAGAACGCGAGGCGTAACCATGATATGAGTTACCATACCATAGAAAGGCGCGCTGTAGAGAGCACCGAGGATCTCTGAGAGATAGATTGCGCTTGGAGCTGCACCACGAAGATCTGCAACGTTTCCGCCGTCGCTGATCTGCTTAATGATACCGTTGAAAGCGTTTGAATCCTTGTTCTCATCAGCATGGAAGAGGTTGAGCTCAAGGCGCTGTAAGAGGCTCTCAGTACCGCGTCGAGTCTCCTCTGCGATAGCATCAGCGCTAGGTCCAACGATAGAGACCATTGACGCTTGATCAGTGACCTCGCGCCGCTCAGCCATGTAACGGATCTTAGTTGCGACCTTCTCATAGGTTGAGCGGTTCAAGATTCCGTTTCCACCTTCAGAGATGAAGGGGCTGTGCTGTCCACCATGAGAGAGCACACGGTTATACTCCACGATAGTATTCGTGGCTTGCACCTTCGCGAGCATCGGCCAAAGCTTGAGATCGTTCATCGAAGATGTAGCGATGCTCAAGGTCTGCGCGAGCTGCTGAGGTACGAGAGGTGAGAGATTCGCGGCGGTCTGTGATCCACCTTGGGGTACGAGAGGCGTCTGATAACCTACAGTACCCTTTTGAAGTGAGCCCATGAGGGCCGCCATATCTGCGCTTGATGGGATGCCTTGCATATCCGTTACTCCTTAAATGCCGAATCGGGCTTTGATTGATGATGGATCAGCGCCGGACTCAAGAAGCGCTGCCGCCTCCATCATCTCACCTGCGCGCTGTGGGTCGCTGACAGTCATTGAGCTGAGCGCCTTAAAGAGATCGTCGCGTGAGGTGTCTGCGCTTGAGGTCTCGCCAGGGGCCGGAATGTATGACACACTCTTAGCCATCGGCTCAGGCTCATTGTGCGACGTATTGCCGCGAAGAGATTTGACCTCGGTCTGGAGCGACTTGATCAGCTCAAGCGCGCCCTGAAGGCCCTTGCAGAGCGCTTCATTCTGTGCGCGTTGCTCGGTCAAGAGCGCGTCAAGTGCAGGTGCGAGGGCTTCAGCGACGGTCTCTTGACCATCGTTGAACGCCTTGCTCATGCGCTCATATTGCGCCTCTTCGGCTTCGCGTTGGGCCTCTGCTACTCCATCGAGAGCAGTGAGCGCCTTCTCAAAGCGCTCGTGGTCGTCCTGATCGCGAAGATATTCTGAAGCGCGCTGTGAAGCGATCTCCTCAGAGACTCCCGCGCTCTTCATCATGTTAATGAGGTCATTTGCCTGCATTATAACACTCCTGATAATTCAGCGGCGGCGCGGGCTAGCGCGCCTCGTTCGACATTGGGGTATAGGGTTGATAGTTTGCGTATTATAGAAGCTAAACGCTCATCATTCAAGGCGTTATAACTCGCATTAACTGTAGCATCGAGCTGTTGAGGGATCAGCCCTGCGATGGATTGACCGTTCACCTGTGAGGGGGTCTGATAGCCTACTGACCCTTTCTGAAGCCAAGCGCTCACGCTCTTGATGAGCTGAAGCGATGTGTCTGGGTTGATCGGGTTTGAGGTGATCGCGCAATTGATCACCTTAGCCTTTGTTACGATTTTAGGGTTCATGGGGTCGCGCTCGATCACCTGACCCTCAAC